CCTGCCCGCGTCAGGAGGTTCGGCTTCTCCGGAACACTGCTCAACAGCGAGTCAATCTCTGCTCGCTGCTGCGGCGTCGGGTTGTCGGGGAGTTCGACCTCGACACCATCAGGCATCACAACGATCGGCATTTAACGCCCCTGGGTTTGGAGGTATTGACGATACTCTTCGAGAGTCATGCGCTTGGGCGCTCCGCCAGCGCCGCCTTGCGGGTTCGGGTTGAACAGCCGACCTTCCCACTGCACACGGCCGCGCCCGCCTTCCACTTCCCGGAAGAGCTTGTCAGGCGTCTTCGACGTCCCGAAACCAGGCCACGGATAGAGCTTGACGATTTCGTCCCCGCCTTTGACAGTTGCGGCGCTGTTGTACTGCTCATAGCTGTCAATGAGCGCGTTGTGCGAAGCAGCATAGGCGATGCCGGCGAGCTGTCGCAAGGTCTCGCGGTCAACAGCAATGTTCCCGCCAGTAACGTCCTTCAGGAACTTAATGTCTGAATCCGATAGCGGCTTGAGCGCGGCGGCGTTGTTCAACACGTTTTTGGCAAGGTCAGCGGCCAGGGCTTGGGTCTTGCCAACGGCCTGCTTGTCGTCCCAGCCGAGCTTCTTTGCCAGCGCCGATACGCCGGTGGCTGCGTTCGCGGCAAAGCCGGTTATGACCGCCGGGTCGTCGAGGGCCTGCATGACGCGGGCTGCAGTCGAGCGAGTGTCCTTGGCGGCGATGGCCTGGAGGCGGGCTTCCTTGAGGACCGCTCCTTGCTGCGACAGCGCCTCTTTGTTGCCCTGAGTGTCGACGTTGACCTGCGTTCCCTGCGGCGGGTAGGCGTTCTTGCCAGAGCGCTGCTCGGTCTGCCCGATGATCGGCTTGCCGTCGGGGCCTCGGCCGAGCTCTTGCAGCGGGCCGAACTTCGGACTGAAGTCTGCCAGAGGCACGCCAGGGTTTGCTGGGTCAACAACCCGCTCGCCGACAGCCATCGGCTTCTCAAAGGGCACTGCGCCTTGCACCAGCTGCCTACTCCCGCGGTTGCCGTAGCGGACGGACACGAGCTTGCCAGTTGCAGGATCACGCTCGGTCACTGGCTGGCCGAAGGTCTCTTGCTCCTGCTTCACGAGCCCTTGCAGGTCCAGCATCCCCAACTGCCGCAGCTCCGGCATGCTGCTCGTCACAGCTCGAATCGCCGCGGCCCGCGGATCGGCTTTCTTTCCCGGCTGGACTCCAAACTTCCCTTCTTCGGTCGGCGGTCCCATCGGCTGATCCGGCGTCCCATTTCGCAGGTCCATGTACTGCGCCAGCCCCTTTTCGAGCGCAGCACGGCGCCGCCCGGCTAGGTCTTGTTCCTTCGCATCCAGGTCCTTTTCCATCTTCCCGGCGGCCAGGCCGGACAGAAGCTGCGCCAGCACATTGAGCTTGCCGGGTGCAATGTAATGGCCCGAGACCATCTGACCTTGCATCGGGGTCGCCGCCTGCTGGGCAAGCTGCTGCGCAACCAGCCGACGACGCTGCAGCGCGGCTTGGGCCGCCGCAAAGTCAAGCTCCTCGGGAAGAACTTGGTCCATGGATCAGCCTCCGTAGTACTTCATACCGCCCAGCACAAGCTGGAGCAAGGCATTTTGCTGCTGCGCGTCGCGAGCCGCTTGAGCGTTCGAAGCCCCAAGATTTGCAGTGTAGGCTTGGTTTGCGGCGGTGAGCAAGTCTGTACCTGCGCCGCCGGCACTGTTTCCGCTGGTTGGGGCAGTGGCCTTGGACATGTTCAAGATGTTGACGATCCTGGCCACGGCATCGTTTTCCTGCTGATTCGCGCCGGCGATTGCTCGATCAATTGCATCGGCATAGGCCGTGTCACGCTGCTGGCGGAAGTTGCGCAGTTCCCTGTCGAAGGCTTCGGTGCCTTCGTTCAAACCTTGATTGGCTAATCGGGCGCGAAGCTGGTTTTCCTGGTCCCTGAAGTTCTGGTCGTAGTACTGTGTTGCTCGGCGGTACAGAGCATCCTGCACGGACTGCCGGCCCTTGCCGAGGTCAGCAAGCTGCTGCCCGCCAACTTGCCCGGCTTGCAACTGATTCGCGGTGTTCAGGTCATACAGCCGCTGCTGCTCCGGCGAAAAGTTCGTCGTGCGGATGTAGTCGCCTGGCTGGGGATTGTTCGGATCAGCACCAGGGCGGAGGGACCAGGTCACAGTCCCGTAAGGGGTCTGCTCATTGTAGCGGCCGGAATTGCTGGTGGCAATAGCGGCCTTAACGTAATCAGGGGCTTGTGGGGTGCTGCGGGACCCGCCAGAGGCCAGCGTGGCGGCTGCTCCGACCAGTGGGATAGCATCCCTCACGTTGGAAAAGATCGATCCGCTAGGATTGCCCGGGTTAGGCCCGCCGGATTGAATAGCTTGCGAAACAGCTGATGAGCCGGCTCCTTGAGCTACTTGCTGGCCGGCCGCTGCAGCGCCGCCAGCTCCCGCTGCAGCGCCGCCAGCTCCCGCTGCAGCGCCGCCTGCGCCGGTAGTAGCTCCAGCACCCGCATCGACCATAGCAGCATCCCAGCCGCTGAGGGCCGGTGCGCCCAGGCCGTTGAGGTAGTTTGTCCCGTAGTACGCACCGACAGACGCCAGCCCGAACTTCGCCAGCCCCAGCGCCGTCGAGTCACCGGAACCGATACCTATCAGTCGACCTTGAGCGTCGTACAGAGCGCCAACGTCCTGGCCCCAGGTCTCCTTTTTGAGTGACTTCCCGATTGAGCCGTCTTCACCGATGGTGTAGTCACCAACGGTCCAGGTTGGGTCGTACGCCCACATTTGACCGGCATCGCTTTCGCCAATCGACACGCGCCCGCTCGGATTGGCGGCTCTTGCTGCGTTGAGCTTGGCCAGGGTGTCGGCGTCAATCGAGGTATTTAATCCCCGCTGAACCCACGGCTGGGCGTTGTTGATCTGGAAGTTGCGGATGGTGTCAAAGCTGGTTGCGTCGCCGCCGTACATTTGGCGCTGCGCAGGCGTTAGCTGATCCCAGGTTGGGTAGTTCCAGTTTGACGATTGCTGCGTCGCCGGCTGCACGCTGCTCAGTTCACCAGGACCGCCAGGCTGCGTCCACGGCGCCGGTTGGATCTTCTGCTCTCCGGGGCCGACGTAGCCAGAAGAGATTACATTGCTGGTGTGGTCTCCAGGACCGGTGCCTTGCACGCCGAGAGCTTGTGTGTACTGCTGGTATTGGGCAGGGCTGATACCAGCGTACCCTGGCGTGTTTCCGAACAGTTCATATCTATAAACTTCGTTTCGCATCCTTTCAGGGTCAACACCTGGGATTTGCTGCTGTACCAGCGCGTTAGTCACGTTCGCATAAGCCATACTTTCCTCACAGAACTCCGCCTGGTTTGTAGGCAAAGTCGGTTGAAATCCACCGTACAGTTGACTTGTTCGTGGCGAGGTAATGTCCGAAAGAAAAGACAAAACCGTCGCGGGCAAACGCGGTAATCCAGTCTTTGACTACTTTGCCAGATGCCCCGCCCCAAAGAGCAGTGCCAAAAACACCTGATCCCCAAATACCTGAAGATGGGACATTTAAGGTTGTCGTAGAATACGTTACAGCCGGCGAATAGTCACTACTCAAGCTGTAGCGAATCTCCGTGGTTTCGTTTACTTCTACAATCGGACGCAGCAGCTCGACATGCTTATTTGCATTAGGAGCCCCAAGTGCGTTATATGCCTGCTGTGCCGTCGCTACGATATTGGCACCGAAGTCACTTGTCCCGATCCAGCCCTCGGCTACAGCGGCAGCTGAGGTAAAAAAGAGCTGTCCGCGAAATACTTCAAAGCAAGTCGAAGACCACCCAGAGAACACACACCACGCACCTGTGATAGTGTTCATAACATACTGGATGGAGAAGTCTTCAGCAGTCGGGATGTTGATTAGCAAAAAAGACCCAGTTGGGTATACGCAAACAGACCAACGGGAATTGAGAGCGCTGCCAACAGTTGAGTCAGAGAACTGCTCAATTGCCTGAGCAAAGGCCGTTTCAATTTTTGATGTGAAGGCTGAGCGATAGTTAATAGTAGCGGACAGTAGGGCCTTTGAGAGCGGGAACAGCCCATTCTGGCAGAGGTAGAGCAAGTCCCCACCGAACTTTGTGAGACATTGATAGCCCAGCGGCTCACCAAGATAGAACACGCCGACAAGACTGAACGTAGCGGAAGTGCTCGGATCAGTACCTTTGTAGATAGCAAGCTCGCCTTGCGAAGACACGAAGACGACGTAATCATCTTGACCATCCCCGCCGTCTAGCGTCCAACTGCCAACAGCAACGAGAGTGCCTCCACGGCCAAATACTTGCCCAAGGTCGAAGCCTGTCAGAGCTCCGCTGATTGACGCCACAGCTCCGTAGTAAGCAGTCAACGACCCAGCGACACAAAACCACAAACGACGCTTGGCGACGGCAACATTTCTGATCGTTGTCAGAGTAATGCCGGTAAAAGTCAAGTTTGCCCAAGTCGAGCCATTGTAGGACTTTGGCGTGCCGGTGCCTGTCGGGTCGCAGGCAATGAGATAGTGCCCGCCGGCAGTAGTGAAGTTAGTGTAGCAGCGCAGTTGATGCGTTACCACAGCACTTCCGAGAGCGCCCGCTGAAGTTACGTCGTAGACATTTGAAGCCGTAGAGCAAAAAAGCTTCTCTGACGTCGGGCCGTTCCAGACCAGCAGGGACTGCGGAGTCTCGGAAAAGCCTGTAACGTGATTAGCTGCCCCAGGTCGCACATCGACAGAATTGGCCCGCGGGAACCAGTTTTCTAGTACAACTGCATCAGTCGGAGCCATCGCCGACAAAGGATCACGAGCATTCCAGCCACCGACTGGAGCCGGGACTGTACGAATGATGGACTTTTGCAGCCCTCGGTGACCCTTTTGCAGTGCTGGTTCGAGCATGTTAACCCGTCAGTGGCCAGTTCCCCGGCGAGACCCAGATCCCTGGCACCATGCGGTTGGAGGCTTCGCCCATGTCCACGCGGGGCTTGGTAGCGTCGCGGCCAGCGGCATTGTTGCCAAGCATTTCGTACCTGCGAAACTCCTCGGCGTAGTCCAGGCCCTTGGCGCTGAGCCATTTCCAGGACAGAGCGGCAAGGATAACTTTGTCGTCGAAGACACAGGTGTCGGTATCGAATTCGAAGTAAGTCTTGGTTGGGCTGCTCTGACCGGAAACTGTGACGGCCCAACTGGACTGATACTCAAAAGCGCAGGTATGTCCTGCGACGCCTGCTGGATTGAAGAGCAAGCGACCGCCACGAATGCGGTACTTATAGAAGGGGCCAGTAGTCGGGAGAGCCTTCAGCGCCTGCCATTGGTCCTTTCGCAGCGGGCCGAAAATCGGCAAGCGGAGTGATCGGTTGAAGATCGTCTCGTTGAAAACGCGAAGGAAGCCGTTCGGGGCAATGGTTGTGATCGCGCCTTGATCTTCCCCGATGACAGTTGTGAAAACTGCCTCATGTTGGAGGTCGGACCAGTCCCAGCGATCAACGATATCTTCAAGGCCCTCGTTGAGCAGAGCTAGAAGCTGGTTGACTTGATGGTCCAAGCTCCCTGCAACGGCATTCGGCGACGGGATTCCACGACGCTGGCAAAACGTCTGGACGAGAACCTTCATCGCCGAGTTCATGACCGTTCCTTAAGTTTTCGACGTCAGGGCTTCGACTTGGGCCGTCAAGGCGGCGATCTTATCGCCTTGGATCTTGACCAACTCTTCAAGGTCTGTGTTGCGCTGCTGCAGGGCTGTGATCTTCTCAACTTGCTGGCCGACAGTCTTCGAGCTTTCCAGCCATTCGATGGCCTTCTGCTTGAGCATCCGGGCTCCCATGCCCAGCCGACCGAGGGTTTCCTCGTTTGCCGCAGCGAGGTCCTCGATTGTCCGAACGCTGAAGTTCAGGCAGAGCTGCACCTGTGCGGGGCTCAGAACGGTCAGGTACCGAATCGACGTGCCATGCAGCGGCGGCTCCCGGTCGGACTTGAAGGCATCATAGGCCGCCTTGTAGTGGTTCAGCCACTCGCGCGGGAACCGCCCTTCCTGGACCTGTTGTTCGAGCTGGGCAAACCAGTCGTCGGCCTGCCGGGGGATGCGGTCCTTGCTGCCAGCTGGCGTGACGATGGCGAAGACCACATCCTTGGTGATGTAGTGACCTTGCTGCAGCGACGCCCCGCGGTCTTCGACCGACTGGACTTCGAACTGCACATAGGGCGGACGATCGGCTGATGCGAGCATTTTGAGCTTCCCCAGAGAAGGTGGTTGGAATGCGACTCTTCTCTCCCCAAAAGGCCGGGAGGGCCGGAGCCGCTCCCGGAAACGCCCCTGGGGAGGCGGTCAATTAGGTGATGGCGCCTTGGGCGAAGGGCCGGTTCAGGTGCGCAACGTTGAAGTACACCGCGGCGTTGTTGTACGTCGCGGTGACAGTCCCATTGACGGCAGCCGTCGTGTCGGCCGACAGGGTCACGAAGCGGCCCGACGGGTCGATGGCCGTGACCGTGGTGGCTGCGGCGATGCCGGTACCCGACAGGTACGCGCCGACGAACCAGCCGTCGCTGTTCGGCACCTGGAGCAGCTTGCTGGCGTTGGCCGCGGTGCAGCTCGACTTGGCGACCGTGATGGTCGAAGCCCCGACGATGCGGCCGTTGAGTACCTGCTTGCCGGCGGAGTTCGCACCACCTTGACCGGCGGCGGCGATGCCGAAGGCCGTGTCGGCGGCAAGAGCGGCGGAGCAGTTCACCGGAGTCATGCCGGCGATCTGGAACCAGCCGAAGTCACCGGAGGACATGACCGCCATCGCCACGCACAGCATGCGGCCGAGGTTGGCCGTGTTCGGCACTTCGGTGACATTGTAGTTCCAGCGGTTGTTGGCGCTGTCGAACGACGGGGTGATGACGCACAGGCCGAACGCACGGATCGAGCCGTTGGCCCTGGCGTAGATAAACTCGCCGGGACCCCAGTAGTTGCTGGTGCCGGGGACGATCAGACCGGGCTGATGCGCAGCGACCGTGTTGACGGCCTGCCCGCCCAGCGCGATCGGAGCGCCGCCGATGAAGGGGGAAGTGATCTGGTACATGGAAGTTCCTTGTCGAGGGGTTGAGGTCCGGGCGGATTATTCGATAATAATCCGCCCGAGTTCCATCAGGCCTTGAGGACGCCCTGCTGGCTGCGGTTGCTGCACACCAGGTTGCCCATCCAGAGCACCGGAACAACGGCGGCGTCCTGGTTGTACGGCTTCATTTCATCCATGACGGCCAGGTCCGCGTCGGTGTGCACGACGAGTTCCAGGTAGTCAGTGTTGAGGAAGTACATGTGGGCATTGGGGATGCCACTGCCGCCGTCGAAGATGACGTCCGCGTTCTTGTACTTCAGCTCGACGAAGCCGCCGTCGGCCTGACCGGCGCGACCATCGCTGGTGTATCGCTTGATCGAGGTCTGCGACTGCTCGTAGAAGGTGAAGTAGTCGTTCGAGGAGACGATCAGATCCGGCTTGTCGTCGCCACGAACCAGCTGCAGCCACAGCGGGAGCATCAGGCTCTCTATCGTGGTCGGCCCAGGGGTGATAGCGGCACCACCTTGCAGGGGAGCCGCGGCGGACTGGACCTGCGATCGCCAGAACGTCCAAATCGACGAGTCGATACCCCCGACAGTACCCGTGCCAGTATCAGACACGAGAACCTGCAGGCCGCCGATCTGATTGGGCAGCGTGCCGTCGGAGTACAGATCCGCCGAGAAGTTGTTCTTGAACGTCCGCATGGCGTTCTTCATGCGGGCCTTGACGAGGTTGATGATCTTCGCGCCGCCGCTGTTCGCGCGCAGCTCGAGACCGCTCGCCACCACGTTCAGGGCAATCTGGCGCCACTGGTACTCGGCCGCGCTGATCACATCGCTCGCGCCGATGTTCAGCACGTCGTACCCGCTGTAGCGCTGATAGGTCGTGTTGTTCGCGTAGTCCAGTGGAGCGACGATGGTCAGACCACCATCTTCCTTCCTGGGCGAACCCTTCTCCACCATCCGGCGGTAGAGGGCATTGTTCTTCGAGACGTTGTCCTTGATCTCCTTCGAGTGCTTGCGGAAGGTGGTCGAGACAAGCTCGGTAAAGACTGCATTCGGGGACGGCATGGATGGCTCCTTGAGTGTCCGTCAGGTTGATCAGGCTGCGCGGCTGTTGATCGCCGCCAGAGTTTGCTGCAGCGTGTCGTCCATTGTGCCCAAGGGAGCCGTTCCGCTTCCCGTTTTGGCGCTGGTGCGCACGTTCGCCGCGGTTGCCTGCCGAGCGTTGGCAGCGTGCTTGGCCTTGGATTCGATGGCTTTCGCCGCCTTCTCCGCCGCG